GTGCTGGAGCGACGAAGGTGCTGGACGATGCGACCCAATAACCTGGGTTGTCGTAAAACGGTGCAGGCGTGTCTTTCGGGAATGCAAGCGTTTGGTTTGCGCCCTTGATGAAATTCGCCGTGTTCCCCGTGGCTTGGGCGAAGATATTGGACCCCGATAGGTTGACAGGCATGGTCCCTGCTGCGTAAGGGATGACCAGTTTGTTGAATAGGGACGAGTTGAAGAAGTTGGATGAGTACCTGAATCCCGCTTGGGTGAAGATGAGGTCCACCATCTTTTTGACATAGATGCTTGGCCCCAACTGCCACCACCCTGCGACCAGGTTCCCTTGGGTCAAGTCGCTAAATCCGACCGCATCCACCACCCCGTAAACATACCCACTGCTTGCGCTGCCCGATGCCGTCCAAGTGCCGCTCACATGGCCGCTATTGGGCGTGTGGTTCATTCCCGTAACGCCTGCGGTGTTTACCAGCATATTCCCCTCAATGGCTTTGAAGAGGCTCACATTGTCCGTAAACAAGCCCACCTCGTAGGTGACGGTTCCCTTGGTTTTGGACATGGAGAGCAGTTGCAGCACTCCGCTGAACACCTGCACCCCATCCTCCCACATGGCGGCACGAATCCGCTTGTTCGGTTGGAATCCACCTACGAAGGACTGGATGTTGTATGCGTATGCAAAGCAGGCCCGATTGTTCGGGGTGTTCGGCAGGGTGATGGTCTTGCTGAATGACCCCCGTTGCTTGGTCACATCCTCAATGTCGCCAATGGAATAGGTGACCGCAATGTCCGTCCCGCCCATCGTGTCAAGCACATAGGCGAGTTCGGGCATCCCGTTCAGCCCCGCAAAGCGTAGGTACAGGCAGTCAAAGCAGGCCGCTTCAACCGCATCCGCTCCATCAGCAGTCGCACGGGTGTTGAAGTTGTTCCACGCCGTTAAGTCGTCGATGAAGGTTGCCGTCGGGTAGGCTATGAGGGTTACGCTCATAGGATTGAGTTGTCGTAGGCCACCGCAACCTCAATCTGCAACTGCGTGAGGCGGTCGTTGCGTCTGGTTACAAATTGATACTGGTTGGCATTCACCACCGCTTCCACAAGGGTTCCACCAAGTTCGAGCCATACATACCCGCTCCGTACCATTTCAATCAGCCATTCGGATTCTGCATCCGTTAGCCAATCGCTATTCAAAGCGTACACATAGTCAAACGACCCCGCCCAAACCTTGTTGTAGGTGGTCGTTGCGTACACATCCGAGTTGTACCCAAAGACCTCCCGCTGGATGTTGGCCCGCTTCCTGTTCTTCATGGTGAAGGTGTAGGAATCAATCCCGCCGTACTTGTTGACGAAGTGAACGGGGATGGAATCAAACCGCTGGCAGGGGCCGAAAGTGAAGGTGGTCTGCACCGAGCCAAGCCCCGCATTCCCCAAGAACTGCACCGTGTAGGAATCGCCCTCAACCGCTCCGCTCAATGCAGAAATAGTTCCCGAAAGGTTTGCAGGTCCACAGGCAAAACGCTGAATGTTGAAATCCGTGGTTCCCGATAGGCTGGGGCTTACGGCAAAGTTGTAATCGACCCCCTTGTAAGCCACTTGGGCCGATACAAGGAATGTGTCGTTGGCCGATACGGTTGTGTACTTGGTCCCGTTGATGGCAAGGAAATTCCTGCCCCCGTGGTACACCGTGAAGGCCGTGGGGGTTGTAAGCGGTCGGACGGAGTTGAAACTGCTACCTATGCGGAAGTATGGGTTCAAACTCCATGTCGCAAGTTCCAACTGCTCCAGGTTCCCCGCAAAGGCCATTACCCCGCTGACCGTTGTGGTTGCTCCAGTCACAACGGGCGTGTTCCCATACTCCTGCGTGAAGTCCAACCGATAGCCCGAATAGAACCCCGAATGGTCCACGAATCCCGTCTGCGTGAGTGATGGGGCGGTCGGGGCTACCAATGTCTCAACCACCTTCTGCACATCAAAGAATCCGAAGTTGGTGGTCGGTAGTTTGTCGCATTTCAGCCGTGCCAGCGTCGTGCCTGCGGGGTTCTTGACATCGCAGACATAGCGGTAATTAGGCTGGGCAATCAGCGAGCCGCTGACCTTGTAGAGCATCTTGTTGTAAACGGGGGTCGCTACGAGGGGCGACCCTGATAGTACGGTTGTTGCCATTTTATAGTTTGGTTGCTACGCTTATGGATTTGCCAAGGGTTTCAGCGATGGTATTCACCAAAACGTCTATCATTTCGGGGGATAGGGCGTTGCTCATGAACTTGGTTCCCTCGATGCCTCGCTCACGGATAGCAAAGGCCATTGTCCTTCCAAGGACTAAACCCTGCTCCTGCTTCGTCCGCATCCGCTTGAGTTTGCGTGAGTAGGTTGGGGTTACCGCAATTTCTTTATTTGCAATCCAGTCGGCAATGGCTTGAGGTGGTGGAATCTTGTTGCCGTATCTGAACTTAGAATCCCTTGCGGATAGGTAACTTGACGACCTCCCGTGAACCCCTTGGTCAACATACTTCCAGTAAGGGTTCGCCATGATAGCCACCACGATTTGCTTTGCTGAAAGTTCGATGTCTTCGGGTGCGATGGATGCGGAGAGCGTTCCCCCTGCATTTGCATTGGCTGCTTCGAGGTTCTTCTTCGCAAGTTCAATGACCCGTTCAATCCACTTGACCAGCACGTCGTGGGTTGGCGACTTGCCTCCACCTTTGGGGCCGACGATTGAACCAATCCCCTCCAAAGCGGTTTGGTCGATGCCCTTCATCGAACCGCTGCCGAACTTACCTACGGGTTGCCCATTGGCGAGTATGGTTGTTTCCATACGGGTAAATGTAACCCGTACTGGAATGTGTAGTCAGGACAGGATTCGAACCTGCACGGTGAGTATTTTCTTATTGCCATCACCAAACTCATTTGTCGGCGTCTTACCAATTCCGCCACCTGACTGTGTTCCTCGTCTTTCCGAGGTGTCATCCCTTTTATTTGGTAAGGATGGGAAACCCTTGTCGTCAGGACAGGAATCGAACCTGTAAGTTTTAATGGATTTACTGCCCATCAATGCGGCTACCAATCCCGCCACCTGACTAATGCAAATATACTACTTTCTTCTTGCTCTTTCCGCCTCCATCCTCTCCGCTTCCAAAATGTCGTGAATCAGCAGGGCGTAGTTCAAGAACTCCACCGCCTTCATCGCAAAGATGGCATCGAACTTAAGAACGTCTTTGTTTGCCATCCTCCAGACGACCATAAGCCACCCGTACCCTGCGAGAGGACTTACGTCAACCCCTCGGCCTTCGTCATCAGGTGCTTGGAATAGTCGCTCAAAACTTTCAAGTAGGATTCTGAACTTAGCAAAAAAAAACTGACAACGCCCCAAACGTCGCCCACCTTGGCGTGTTTCTTGAACAACTCGGCTCGCTCCGCATGGGCAGCACCATCGTACTTTTTCGGGAAGAATCCGAATAGACCGCCCTCCCTTGACAACGTGGCCATGATGCGGTGCAGGTTTTGGACGAGTTTCTTTTCGTCGGTCGTGTCGGTGTCCATGAGGTCTATCAGTTGGCCCGCCGTGAGTTCATCCGTGAACACCGTTGGAATCCACCACTTGCCGCCTGCTTTGAACCGCCTGCGATATGCCAAGGTCGGCAGTTCGTTCCACTCCGCTATGATGGTCTTGTAACGCTTTGTCAGCCCCTTGGCGGGCATTTCTCGGACGAGTGATACATCCACCCCCTCCACTATCGCCACGACCCCAGCACGCTTGTCGTAGTCCGTGAGGACGGGGCTGAACTCCAGCGCAGCGATGCGTTGGAACTGGTCAATGGTTAAGTCTTGGAGTTTCATAGCGGATAGTTGGTGTAATAGCCATAAATCGCATCCCCGACCATCAAGTTCAGTTCGGGGTATCTTGATGCAACGATTTCGGGGGTAAGGTCGGGTTGATAGTGCGTTTCGTGAACATTGCCCTCCCATGCCCCCTGCTCGTACAGGTAAGGCACGGCAATCATGGCTCTTTTACTTCCGATTCGGTTTAGCAGGTCCCTTGCATCCTTGAGCGTTAGATGCTCAAACACATCGCCAAGAATCAAGTAGGTGTAGGGGCTGATGTCAAAATCCCGAATGTCAGCAATAAATAGTTCCTTGTATTTGGCCCGAAGGTTAAACCGCTGAACATACGGCTCGTAAATCTCAACCCCGTCCATCGCTATTTCGGGCAGTAGTTCCGCATAAGTCCCGCATCCAACCCCTATGTCAAGCACCTTGTCATCAGGTCGCAGGACTGACCGAATATGTTCGGCGATTCGGTTCTTGTAGAATGGGTGCGAGTATGGCATGGTCAAAAAATATTTAAACCATCCGCAATCTTCTTAGCGGTGCTGGCGTGGTTGGCTTTGTCAAGGTACTGCCTAAACTCCCAGTCAGCATTCAAATCGTCAGCGGTCAGGTAGTAGGGAAGATGCCTGCACTCGTAAGGTGCGACCATCCTTGCCCCTCCAATGACCACCCGCTGATAGCGTTGGTGATGGTAGAAGGCAAAGGTCGTGTCAACGGGTGCAAGTTGCAGGTCGTTGAAGTAGGGTTGGTTCTTGTAGCGCAGTTCGGCCTGCTGGAAGAACAGGGCATCGGCAGGAACATCGTCCGTACAAATCCCAAGGCCGATTTTGTCCTTGACCGAAAACCTAACCCCGTTAAACGGGTCGCCTTCCTCCTGTTCGTACATATAAGATTTTTCGGGCAGGTCATACCAAAGTTCCCGCATACGCAGGAGCGTGTCATCGGGTAAGGCCGAAAGGTCAAGGTCGGGGTCCGTGACGATGTAGTCAGGGTAGCCCATGTCAAACAACTGCTGCGGGATTTGGGCCTGCCATGCTACGAGGTGACCGAAGTTGCCCCCCGTTCGGATGACTGCGACCTCGTTGGCTTCCAGTTTCAACTGCTCGTACCATTCAAGCGTTGGGCCGTAGGTGGAATCGTTGTCCACGATTAGAATGGGTCCAACGCCTGGCATCCGCATCAGTTTTTTGACCATCGCCTTCGGCCAAGTGTAGAGGTTGAAGTTGGTAATGATGACGGGGATTTTGGCCATGGCTAAAATGTGATGACAAATTTATCGGGTGCAGGCCATCCCTTGCAGGAGTTATAGACGGTCATTCCTTCACGCTTGCCTATCCAATGCTCGGCCTGCCAGCGGTGTTCCCTTACGGGTTCGCCGAGTTCCCGAATGTGGGACGACTTAGCCCACCAAAAAGTCCCCGCAAAGTAGGGATATCCGTCGGGGTTGTTGTGGTCAGCGATTTGTGGAAACTCTTCTTTGGTCAGCCAATAGGCTCCAACGCAGTCCACATTGGCGAGTTCTGCGATGGCCCGCTCCCATGCGACGATATTGAAGAACACCATGGACCTGCACCAAAGTTGGTTGATGAGGGATGGGTCGGAACTGCCCTTGGTGTGAGCGTACAGGTAGGCCGCATCCTCGGTTTGGCTCGCTCGGTACATCTCGGTCAGCGTGGCTTGCTCCCAAGCGTTGGTTCGGGTCACAACTATTCTAATCTTTGCCGCCACGAGCGAGTTGTCTAGGATTTCCTTGACTGCCTTCCGCTGGTCGGGTGGGCCGACGATGCCGACCCGAATCTCGTCCAACTGTTCAATCAAGCCGTAGTTGCAGAGGGCCATCATGTGTTGGTGCATGATTAACTGCCATTGCCCGCCTCCGCCGCAGTAAATGTGGTAGTAGTGGATGAGTTTCATTGAGTGAATAGGAGGGTTAAGATGCAGCCGATGAAGACCAAGGCCAGCACGACCCGACCGATGGCGAGGGCAAGGTCAAGGAGGGATTCGAGGTTCATGCCCCAAAGTTACACCACAAGATACTTCCCCGAATTACTGACCGCCAATTTGTTGAGGGCCACATATCGCAGGGCATCGCAGGCGTGGTTGTAGGAATCAATCGGCACGCCCGTGTCCTTCCCGTCTTTGTCCGTGGCCCAGGTGTAGGAGCGGAGTTCTTTGATGAGGTTGGTGGAATCTTTCGTGACATGAAGGTTGAACCGCTTGACCACATCTATCCCCTGCCTGACCGAATCGGGACCCTTGGATGCGGGCTTGATGTTGAACCCCATCCGATATATTTCCTCAATACTCTTGGGTTCTGCAGAATCGGCCACAATCTCCCAAGCCCTTGTAATCCCAAACTCCTTCAACCTTGTGGCGATGTCGGAATTGGTCAGGCCTCGATGGTAGAGCAGTTCGTGAACGAACAAGTCGTCGCCCCTGCGGTACACGGCGACCAAGGCCGTAGGGTCTGCGCTGAAGCCCCAGTCAAGGCCGTAGGCGACGAATTTCATCGTGGATGGGTCTATACCCTCAACCACCGTGTAATCGCCGTATATCGCCCCTTGGAGCGTTCCTACCTGACCGAGGCCGTACACCTTCCACCAATTCGCCCAGTATGCGGAATGCTCCGCTTTGGTGCGGTTCAGTTCTATGTCATTTCGAATAGTATCGGGAAGGGCTTCGTTGTCTTGGTAGGTCAGGATGAGGAACTCCGCATCCGCTTCGGGCAAGACCTCGGTGTGCGCCCAAAATTCGTGGGTGGGGTTGAAGTCGATGTATATCTCCTGCGAGGTACGGATGGCAAGTTGGTAGTAGGAATCGAAGTCGATATTGTTGGCCTCGTTGATGTAAAGGATTTGCCTCCTTGCACCTCGGAGCCGTGCTTCCGAATCAGCCGAAAAGAACTCAATCGTGGACCCGTTGGCGAAGTTGTACTGCAGGAGGGTCTTGTTCCAGCGGTCGGGAACCCACCTGTGGGTCCATTGCATGATCTTGGCGAAGTCCTTGATGGCCCCCCGTCGTAGGTGAGGCACGGATTCGGATACAACCGAAATCTCCGACTTGGGATGGCGGGCTGCGTGGTCAATGAGGACCGCCAATATTGCAAGTGTTTTTCCTCCCCCGCCCGTTAAAGCGGGGGCAAGCATCCAGCAGATGTCCCGCCCTGAATTACCTTCTTTCGGGCAGTCATCCGCCGTATTCGGCTGATTGCTGATGTGTACTTAAAGTCCATCTCCAAATAATGGCTGCTCGATGGTGACGGTGTTCTCCTGCTTGTCCACCAACCCAAGCAGGCGGGAGGCGATGTTGGCCGAGTAAACGCCCGAACTTGCACCCTCCAGCATATCCTTGTCGCAGGTGGCCCGTATGCGTGTAATGATTGGGACAAATTCCTTGTGATGCTCCCCTTCTTCCTTCCTATACCTTGAAAGGTCAAAGCAGACCCCGTTCTCCGCAAGCCATCCTTCAAAGCCCCGAAAGGTGATAGGCCGCTCCTTGTCCCTGTAAACCATGACCCCATCCTTGCCGACATAGTCCTGCACTCGGTACGGGTTGGCCTTGTTCTCGGCCCTGTACTTTTCAAACGCCTCCCATAGTTCTTCGGGGGTGTTCCATATTGGGGGACGGCCTGCCATCAGTATTCTATTTTATCAATCAGTTCGTCAATCTTGTCCACGATTTTCATCTTCACCGCAAAGGCGTTCGGGGAGTTGGATTCCTCCACCGCCCCAATGCAGTCGCAGAGGGTGGTTATCACCATCATCAGCGAATCCATGCGGGCTTGGACTTGGGCCTCATCGTTGGGGGCTTTGGTTGGTGAGGGCATGGGTAACGGTGTGGTGGTTGGCTTCGGCAAATTGGTCTGCCTCTTGGTAAATGTATTGGAGGGCCGATTTTACGCAGTCAGCGCACCACCAATTTGTATTCGGTCGTCCGTGGGCGACGAGGATGGTCTGCAAGTCGTGGACCGCTTCGGGGGACAACCGCATGAACAGGGCGGCTTGGTACTGCTCCCAATAGTGGCGGTGTTTGGTTGCCAGCAGGTACTCGTCTTGGGTCATCGGTTGGTGACTTGGAGGATAACGACCGTTAGCCCCGCCGATGCGAGGCCGTAAACGGGAGCGAGGACCCATCCGCAAGTGGGCAGGGTCAGGGCAACCGCCACCCAAAAAGTCAGGCAGGTGACGCAACTGAACGGCTTGTGCCTTCCCATCCAAGTCTTGTACCACCATTGGGGGAGGACATGATACTCCGCAATGGCAAGGGCGGTCAGCGAACTAATCAGCAGGGGAAATATCAGCGTGTCCATGGGATTGAATGGCGGCCTTGATTTTGGCCTTGGCTTGGTCGATGGAATAGATTATAGAGCGGTACGGGATACCCGTGTCACGGGACAACTTCTTCATGTTCCCCGTCCGAAGGTGCAGGCGTAGCAACTCCTTGTCGTAGGGGAACGCCCCGTCCTTAGCCCAAGTGTCCATCTCGGCCTCTGCGATGGCCCAAAGGTCGTCCATGAGGGAATCGTATTCCGACTGGGGAATAGGGGAATCGGGGTCCAGTTCTTCCAGCAAGTCGTGGTGACGGTACTTTTGGGCGAACTGGTTGTTTTTTCCTCGGTAGAGGTTCAGCAGGAGGCGGACCACATAGAACTTGAAGTACCCCTGCGACTGGATTTGCAGAATCTTGGCGGGGTCTTTTTCCAGTAGGATAAGGACGCACTCCTGCTCCAAGTCCCGCCAAAGCGGGTCGCCCCCCGTGATGGTAAGGCAGGCTTTGCGGATTTCGCCCGTGCGGTAGAGGTCCAGTATCGTTTGTTCTGCTGACTGCATATGCAAAGATTGCAAAAAAAAAGGGTCAGCGGTTAGGCCGACCCCTTGGGCGTGATAGCGGTTTCGGGCTATTCGGTGGGTGGAAGTTGCAGAGTATCAGTAATATAAGCCCCCTCGGCGGTCTGCAAATACTCTTGGGCGTTGTTGAAAACTTGCCTCCGAAGGTAACGGAGTTGGGGCTTCGCTTTGCAGTCGTTGTGGAAGGATTCCAAGTTGATGATGATTGTGCTATAGTGGCGGTTCAACTCCTTGCCGATAGCCATGAAGGTGAATAGGTACTCGTTGTAGGCGATGTCGGCCACGATGTTCCGAGCGATGACGCAGGGCCGCTCCCTTGACGGTGACCGCACTTGGTCGGGCGTGATGCCGAAGATGGCCGCCGTGGTGTCAACGAGGTGGTGGATGAGGGCTGGGGTCATGGGTTATACGATTTCGGGAATGGGCATCCAATAGTTGACTTCGCTGGTGAACCAAGAAAAATCGCCAGAGTACCAAATATCAAGGACTGCAACATACCAAGCGACTATTTGCAGTCCTTCTACATCGGTAATTAGCACGGGTTCGCCATCCTTGGGCATTTGGTCTTGGGGTCTTATCCAGGGCATGCGTGATGCGGCATACTCCTCCATTGCCTTAATTAACCATTTTCGGTCAACTTGGTGGAAGTGCATTTCGTTTGCGTCCTCGTGGTCTGCAAGTATTTGGTCTGCGGTTTTCATGGTTGGGGTTTAGGCGTTTTTGGCTTGGAGGATTCTTCCGAGCAGGGTCCAGTTCACTCTCCACGGAGAAATGGTTTCGGAGCGGTCGGGGCGGGAGCAACTCACGCACTCCTTGCGGATGTGGATTTGCCAGCGGCGGAAATCGGTTGGTGTGGTTTTCATGGGTTTGGGTTAATTGAGAAAGGTTATGAATAAATGTGATTGATAAAAATGTGTAACTTATGCGACATATTCTTCATAATATCGCTTTCCGTTTTTTTTATTTTTTAAATTAACCGAAAACATCCCATCGCTACATTCAACAAAAAAATCATCTTCAGCATCTTTGTCTTTTGCTCGTTTAAAAAACAAAGACCTATTGCAATCGCAAGAATAATTACCATATTGCCAAATAAAAACCGACGGATGTTCCTTACCTATTTCTAAAATTTCGGCTGTTTCATATTCTCGTATTTCCTTAGTTATATTGTTTTTAATTTCAACAATACACTCAACCCAAATAAAGTTATTTGCCTTTTTTGTGGGTTTTTTGAATTCTATCCAGTTCATGCGTTTTTGATTTAATTATTAAAAACAGGAAATATCTTATCAAAATCCCTTTCATTGACGCTGACTATATTAATGTTGTTAATTGGCTTTAAATCTATTTTTGACTCCGTATAAAACCACATAAAGTAACATCTTAGCATTCCGTCAGAATGTTTTAAA